CATGATGATTCTCTCTCTTTTCTGATTACTCTTATAATATAAACGATTCGAAAGGTATTGTCAAGTGTTATTTTTAACTTCCTGCAATAAAATGAACACGACCTTCTTTGACATAGACGCCTTCAAGATAGATATGAAAGTCGCCGCTGCGCTCAATACACGCTTCAAAGCAAGCCCATACATCAGCCCAAGTGTTGCCGGTAAACATTGCTGTCACTTCACAGTCAACGAAGTTATTGTCCCAATATTCTAAGACACCCCACTTGAAGGCAACATCAAGCCCGCAAGGGTCGTTCAACATATCAACAGTAACATCTTCAACAGAAAATGTGCTACGAAAGTTTTTTGTTTCACGCACGGCATTAAAGGCGTTGATTGTCGCCATCATTTCGGCGTCCATCTCTTCAAGGGTCGTTGTTTCTAGGTTTGTCATAATGATTCTCTCTTTTTCTGACTACTCTTATACAATAGCTGATTCGTGAGGCGTTGTCAAGCGCAAATTACGTTCATAAACTCTAAAACATACTGACGCCGCTTGGGGCCAAAACCGGGCATTCTTTTCATTTCTGACTCGGTAATCACATCGTCACGGAACCAATATTGCAACTGACGAACATCACGACGGATGTATTTCATTTTGTTCTCAGGCCAAGCCGAAATTTTAGAGTTTATATAAACTTCTATTAGTTGATTACCGGTCACGTTGTTCATGATGATTCTCTCTTTCTTTTGACTACTCTTATACAATAGACGATTCGAAAGGTATTGTCAAGGGTTATTTTTTTATTTTTATTGTTTTTTTGCAATATTGATAATCATATACCCAAATTCGTTTTGGGGTATCATAGTAATATTGACTTGTCTCTTTCGACGCTCGGTAATGACATACCTTCACGAAAGTGTTGCGACCATTTACCCACATGTGTGTATAGAATATACCAGTAAGGGCTAATGTCAGCATGTCTTCTCCTGAATATTGATTCATTATAAATCAAATATTCATGGTGAAGTAGTTCTACTATTTATTAGAAACCGTGTTTTTGTGTGTATGCTTTTCGAACTTGAATGAAGTCTTGTAAGTAATCATAAGACTTCTTGACAAATAGTTGTGGCTCTTCTCCATCAACAGCAATAAGAATAACACTGCGCTTGATGGGTATACCAGTTCTTTCATAGAAAGCGGCCGCATAGAAAGACGCTTGCATAAAATAGTTTTGAATGTATTTTTCTTGTTTGGGTTTACGAGATGTTTTGAAATCAACGATAGCAAGTTGCCCGCCCCACTCTGCGATCAAGTCTACACGACCAGCCACTTTGAGTTGATCACTGTATAGCGGCACCTCTTGTGCATATACATTGTTCATGTTGGTGTCAAGTATTGTTTTGATTTGATTGAATGAGAATAGATTGGCGGGCATTGCGCCTTTTGACCAATCAGCATCATTGTTGATGTAGTTCTCTGCAAGAGTGTGAACTGCGGTACCACGAGTAGCCGCTTGTGATGATATCTTGTTGGCTTCTTCTTCGCCAATACGCTTACGCCAAGCGATGATACCCGCTTTAGATTGCTCGCCAAGAACAGTCGTAACAGATGGGTACTTATTGCCATCTGGTGTTTTGTATGTTCTGCCTGTTGGTAGTGTTTCGCATTCAAGTTCTTGGAGATTATGGTCCAAGTTCACATGATTAAACATTGTATAATATTATCCTATAATAACGTCTGGTGATCCTGATGTAATTGATCCGCCGTCAGCACCATCGCCAACTCTTGCTGCATAGATGCCTTGAAACTTAACTTTAGATGATGAGCCGCCGACGGTGGCACTATGTGGTACACACGAGGGACCAGATAGAATGGTATGTGCTGCGATGGCATCACCTATAACGGCTGCGATGATGCCATCAATCTTTACTTTGGAAATCAAAGCGCCAGCAATAGTAGAAGTCGCATCACATCCGTGTCCAGTTGAAATGGTATCTCCTAATCTTGCTGCGGCTGGCATTAGCGAATCAACGTATGTGTTGGGTTATCTAAAAGCCAAGCCTCATGTTGGTCTTCATCATGTTGTTTAGCATAGTTGCTGCCATTTTCGTCTTGATAAACTCTAAGTCTCTTTGCCATCTATTACTTCCTTTATGACTACACGATCTTCTTGAATTAGCCATTCGACCAAGGTACCTTCGTCCCAGCCCATTTGACTTAACATTTCAACAGGGAATGTGACGAACGTTTCGCCATTTTCTTCAACAACATTTCCAACATAAGTATTGTTCATATTTATAATCCTAATCTATCTCTTTCAATAATATACGACTTAACGATGTCGCTTCTAACGATATCATCTGCCACAAACTCAACAAAAGCAAACTCACGCATGTTTTTGATGATTGGCATAAACGATCTAAGCCCAGACAGTTCTTTCTTACGTTCGCTTGTAAGGTCGTCTTGTTTTACGTCACCACAAAAGATAATCTTACAGTTGTTACCCACACGAGTCATAATCGTGTGTAGTTCTTGATCTGCCATGTTTTGACATTCATCTACAAGTAGAATGCAATCATCAAATGTTTCGCCTCGCAAGAATGAGGATGAAATGAACTCGACCAGATTTTTCTGTTTCAACACACCATACGCATCACCACGACCAAATAGCTTCGTTGCGATAGTCACATAAGGACCTTCATACACGGCCATCTTTTCTTTTTGACTGCCTGGTAGAAATCCCATGTCACGAGATGGTACTGTTGAACGAATAATGAATACCTTTTTGTATAGGTTGCTTGTATTCATAACGTCTGTGAGTGCAAATAGTAAAGCGAGAAATGTCTTACCCGTGCCTGCGATGCCGTGTAACATTACATTGAAATCATCATCCCAAGCATCAAATGCGAGTTCTTGATTCTTTGTCATAGGGCGTATGCTCTTATCGATAGAGAACCCTTTTGCGTTTATATTTGCTTCTTGATCTAAAACTCCGTCCTGTCTTAAAACTCTTTTCTGTCTCTTAGATAGTCTATTTTCCATTCTTCTTTGTGGAGCGGCAGGCATGTATGACATCCTTATCTTGTTTGAATCGTAGACCCCCTGTGATGCGACTTCACATTCTTTAGAACATCATTAAAGTTATCGTCATGACGGCGAACGCCAAGACGAACCGAGTCACCGTATACAGGTGCTGCGAGAACTTGTTTATATTGTGGGTTTGTCTCTAAGAACTCTTCTCGTTCCTTGAGTGTTAGGTAGTGTGATACAATCTCGTTAGTCTCAGTGTGCTTAAAATCATAAGCCGGCATAGTATACTCCTTATAAAAAAGAGCGATCTTGCGGACCGCTCTCACGCTACCATAAATGTATTTATGAACTTTATTGTTTGCTTTTGAACTTGTCGTAAATAAAATATACAAAAAATTCACCAGAAATTACTAAAAATGCAACAACAAATGGTATCCATAATGGGCTAGTTACCCACCACCAAGACCAAATAATATGACCTGTCAGTTTTAGAGTAAAGAATATCCAAAACATAATGACAAATGGGCTGGCTTTCATCATACTACCATCTCGTAGATTTCTTTCCAGTTCTTCACTTTGATAACATCATCAGCAACAAAATCGACGTTGTGATCATGTTCGATCAACAAAGCAGTCAGGCCAAGTTTAGCGCCGACAACAGCGTTTTCAGGCTTATCTTCAACCCAAAGACAACCACTATCTAAGTAGGGCATCAGTGCTTCGTCTTTGTCAGCACCAGTGTCAAGACAGATGATTTTCTCAAAGGCAGTCTCACCGAACAAAGCCCGAATGTTTTTCTCACGCAACTTAGCAGCGTGGGGGTCAAGACTCAAGCTAGTGATGCAGTGAAAGACATAGCCTTTTTCTTCGTGAAGTTTCTTGACGTATTTGATTGCGTCCCGTAAAGGAGGCATATCAGCAACAGCGGCACTCTCGTTAAAGAACCGAACTAACTTCTTACATTCATTTTTTTCAATGCCGTAGCACTCATGTAGGTCGTAAACTTCTTCGTGTATTTTCTTGAAGCCTTTCCGCCCCATCCACACATCAAAGGCATACACCCAGTCAACAAGAACGCCGTCACAGTCGGTTAGAATCACTTTGTTTTTCATAATAACTTCTTTCTCTTACTCTTATAATATAGCTGATTCGAACGGCATTGTCAAGGGCTAATCACTTAACTTCTAATAATTTATTTCTGATAGCTTTGATAATTTTTTTATGAGAAGCGGTAAGTTCTCTATCTTTTTCTAGTCTAGACAAAATCATTTCGGTTTCTGCTTTATATTTTGCTCTCCACTCAGGAGTTTTTGCAGTGGTAATATCTTTAACATTATCAAGTCTATCTGCCAATTTGATGGCAAGTGCCCAACTACTCATTTTAGCCATTTTATTTGCAAGATAATTATCTTTGCCGACTTTAGAGATTTCGTCTTTATCGCTTGTAAGTTCTTTGACCAAAGATGCGATCAACGCACCAAACATTTTTTCTAAATCTTCGTGGGTCGTATCGGTGTCTTCTATTGTGTCGTGTAGATATGCGGCAGAAATCAACGCATCCAAGTTATGAGACTTTTTAAATTTCTGAACAAAAGACGCAACTCTTTCGGGATGCTTCACATACTCTGTTCCATCTGATCTGAATTGACCTTTATGGGCTTTAATAGCATATTGCAATGCAGCGCCAGAATCTTCACGGAGATCGTCTACAAAAGTTTTGAAAGAACGCATTTATTTTTATCCTTTACTTTTATTTATAATCTATGTGACTACCTTTATATGCTATACTGATTCGAACGGCAATGGCAAGTGCTAATCGCTGTTAATATTTCGTACAGAGAAAAAAGAATCTTTTTCTTGACTTTTTAGACGCCTAGCATATTCAATCTCCTGCTTCTTGCGATCATGTCGCTTACCATCACGATCATTGTAATCTGACCAATTATCATAATAGACTTCTTCTTCCTCAAATTTAGACTTCTTAGCCATTACTCTGTGTCCTTGCCTTCAGTAACGATATTTCCAAATGCTTCGTTGATGACTTTAGGTGTAAGCCCTTTCATAGGCTTCTGTGTAATCATCTGGCATAATAGTTCAGCATCAGACTTATCTACATTTTCAAGCATCTGAATAAAGATTTGCTCACGCTTGATCTTTGTGACATTCTCACCACCAGCACCTTGAATGATGTATTTGAGTTTGCGGGCTTCACGTTGCAATGCTCCATGAACATCATGGCTCTGTGATGGTGTATAGGGTGGAGGTGAGTTTGGAATAAGAAACTTGATCTTACTCTTATCATACATGCAGATAAGAATGTTGCGAAGAGGTACGCTGTTATTCTTGCGCAGCCATTCGACCTTTTCTTCTCTTGTTTTGAGCGTACATGCTTTGTTTACGATTTCTGAGATTGATGTTACCATTATTAAAAGTCCTGTAAGTTTTCCATGAGATTGCGTAATTTGTTAGTCATGAAGTAGTTGAACAACTGAGAACGATCATTTTTGTTCGCCGCTTCATACTTTTCGAGAATCTGTTCTTTGATTGCATCTGGTACATTTGCCAGGTCAATCAACATTTCGTTACGTTTATAGTTGCGAAGAACTTCTTCTGGCATAGACTTACCGCCTGCCCATTCGTCAAGACGCTTCTGTGTTATCGGCTTCTGACGCTCACCAACAACAAGACAATTATCAGAAGATAAGATATTAGGTACACCATCGCCAGTATCGCCCTTGATAATGTGTTCGGCTAGATATTGTTCTGGATTGGCGTGTTTAATATACTTCTTACGGGCAGGATCATATTGAGACACGTTGCCGTATTTGTGCAACTGAATATAATCTTTATCGCTTGAGAGAATAAGAATCTTCTCACCTGAGTTCATAGGAGTACCCTCTTTATGAACAATGACACCAATAATATCGTCTGCTTCTGCTGTTTCAATTTGTATGACTTTATATGGAAAGAACGTTTTGATCTCTTCACGAATCTTATTTAGTGAAGTGAAGATTGCATTCCAATCGAGTTCTGAAGCGTCACGATTCTTCTTGCGAGATGCTTTGTAGTATGGGAATGCAGCACGGCGCCAGTAGTTCTTATCATCAGCACAGATAACCATCTCACCAAACTCGGCTGTAAATTTCTGCTTGTTTGATCGGATACTGTTGAGAATCATGTGTCGCAACATGTTCTCGTCAAGTTCTGCATTCTTGTGATTGCCCAACTGCATCATTAAGTTGGCAATCATAATTTGGTTAAAGTCCACCAATATCATTATATTTCTCCTAATCTATGATATACTTATATAGAGTATCATAGAAATTTCACTTTGTCAACCTAAAAAATCATCTAATGCTGTTTGGGGGTCTTCGATTGTCATTAAAGATTCTGCTACGTTCTGCACTGGATAATCTTGGTGCATACTGCGAAAGATTAACGACTTCACAACTTCTACCATAAGAATGATATCGTAGATAGTGTTTGGGTTCTCACGGACATCAATATCCATTTCACCAAGAAAGTCTAACACATCATAGATAATATCTATGGCCAGACCTTCAACTTCTTTGTCTTGATCTTCGTCTTCAAGTAGGTTATCTTCTATGCGTTTTGTAACCTTTTCAATACGCATCTTATTGAAGTCTATCACGTTACTCATTTGAAAGCCTTATAGATTAGCGTTTCGCCGTTGATACGACCATTCGCTTCTGATGGTTTAGTCTTGATATCTAGATATGCTTTTGACATCTTTGGTCTAGTATTGCCTGCTTGTGTAAAGAAGTCTTCAGGCTTGCGTAGTTTCTTCTTGCCAGATGCCTCAATATCAATGTTCTGAATAGTCGTGCCTTTGATTGTAAAACCGTCACGAGCCGAACTCACAAGTCGAATCAGTGTTCGATATTTAGAGTTGAATAGATACACCTCACTTGCACCAACGACACTCGCTGGATCAATACTTGTCAGTTTGAACTCTGCACTGTCTTTCAAATAGGATACCTTAGACACCTGCTGTGAAGCAGATACGGGCTTCTTGGCACGGGTTTTACGAACAGCCTTCTTTGAAGCCATATACTTCTCGGCATCGTCAATGATCAGCGTGACAAGTTTCAGATATTCCTTACGCTGTTTCAAAGGCATCTTTTCATACGCTTCGATCAGATCAGGTGTCTTCTGTGTAATCAACTCTGATAACTCTGCTTTCAAAGGCGTGTAGTAATCTGCAACGGATTTTGCTGTGTTGTAAGCCGCATCAGTCTTCTTTAACTCATTGTATAGCGAATATGTTGTTATATCTTCGCCACGAAAAGATTGATCCAGAATGTCTTCAACTTCTGCAATAGCTTCGCTAGTCTTCTCTTTCAGAATGTCTTGAATGCTACGACGAACGAAGTTGGTAACAACCACATTGGTATTCTCTTTCTTGCTCTTACCTGCGGCTATAACACCATCAATCTTGGTGTGAATCCACTCCATACGCTTCTCATCAAAGACTGCGCCATTGGACATCATCTT